TATGCATCTGATTCATATTGGGGTAACCCTGAAAGATTTCAATTTAGAGCCTTTATAGATAGTTTTAATACCGCTACCGAATTAACCATTAACCAAGATAGGTTAGTAAAAGGTACATTTGGTATTAGATTACGAGGATATATTATTCCAGATACAATACAGAAAGAATTAAATTCAATGAAAAAGTATAATTCTAAGGCAAAAGTCACAATTACCAGTGAGGTAGTTAACAGTATGGAAGATACTTTAGTACAAGGAAACCCTACTAGCGATAGAAGGGAAAGAAGATGATTTTTTAAAAAATTTCTTCATATTTATAATAAATCAAATATAAACAATTAAATTAAAATTTTCGTATGAAAAAGTTATCAGAAGAGGAATTGAAAGCATTAAAAGAATTCCAAGAAAAAAACAATAAAATAGTAGCTGATTTAGGAACAATTGAATTAAATATTAATATTCTAAAAGGCCAAAAAGACAAAGTATTAGAAGATTTTCAAAAATTACAAGATGAGCAAAATGCCTCTGCAAAAGAATTACAAGATAAATACGGCGCAGGTAATATAGATTTAGAAAGTGGTGAATTTACACCCGAAGAAAAATCTACATCAAAATAAATTTTTTTAAAATAATTTTTAATATTTATAATTAAAATAATATAAATATAATATAAACAATGGCAGAAACATTAATATCCCCAGGTGTATTAGCAAGAGAAAACGATCAGTCCTTTGTTGGAGGTAGACCAGTTACTTATGGCGCAGCTATTATAGGCCCCGCAGTAAAAGGTCCTGTTGGGATACCAACAGCCGTTTCTTCTTTCTCACAATACGAATCTATTTTTGGAAGTACTGTAGAAAGTGGTTCCCAATATTATAGTTATTTAAATTCAATAGCAGCAAGAAATTATTTTTCTCAAGGAGGCGAAGGTTTATTAATAACTAGAGTAGTTACAGGTTCATTTTCAGGTGCAGTTACTTCAGGTAGTGCCGAAGGAGTTAATAATTCAGGAATTGACGCTATAGACATTGGAGTTAATGGTACTTTAGCATATGAAAAACAATCATTTGAATTAAAAACTCTTTCTGAAGGAGTTATAATGAACAATTACCAATTAACTTCATCAGCTGGTGGTACATTAGTTTCTGGTTCTGCAGACAATTTAAGATGGGAAATTAACTCATCTAATACTGCTTCTGGAAACTTTTCATTACTTATTAGAAGAGGAAATGATACATCTAATGCAAGAACTGTATTAGAATCATATAATGATCTTTCAATGGATCCTACAGCACCTAATTATGTTGCTAAGGTAATAGGAGATACTTATTTTACAATTGCTACTGATGGATCAGATACTTATGTAAAGACAAATGGGAATTACCCACAAGCGAGTAATTTAGTTTATGTTTCTGCCGTTAACACCCCAACACCTGGATATTTTGATAATGATGGGACTGCTAAAAACATTTTTACAGGTAGTTTACCTGCAATAGGATCAGGTTCATTCACAGGTGCTACAGGTAATAACTTTGAAAACAATACTGCTTTATTTAATGAAAATATTAATGCAGATAATATTCAAGGTATTAGTGCTAATGATTATACACAATCAATTGCTTTACTAAATAATACTGATTTGTATGATTTTAATGTAATAGCAGCTCCTGGTTTAATAAAGTCATTACACTCTTCTCAAGTTACTTCATTAGTAAGTTTAGCTCAAAATAGAACAGATTGTATAGCTGTAGTTGATATAGTTCCTTACGATTCAACTATTAATGCCGCTGTAACACAAGCATCAGGATTTGATAGTTCTTATGCTGCAACATATTGGCCTTGGCTACAAACTGTTGATCCTGGATCAGGGCAAACAGTATGGGCTCCACCATCAACATATATTCCTGGTGTTTATGCCTTTACAGATGCTTCTTCAGATCCATGGTTCGCACCAGCAGGTCTAATTAGAGGATCTTTAGGAAATGTAGTAAGAGCTGAAAGAGCTTTAACCTCAGGTAATAGAGATACATTATATGTTGCTAATGTTAATCCAATAGCTACATTCCCTGGAAATGGTATTGTAGTATTTGGACAGAAAACATTACAGAAAAGGGCAAGTGCTTTGGACAGAGTAAATGTAAGAAGATTGTTAATTGCTCTTAAGAGTTATATTTCTCAAGTATCTGACAATTTAGTATTTGAACAAAATACTATTTCTACTAGAAATAATTTCTTAAGCCAAGTTAATCCATATTTAGAATCTGTACAACAAAGACAAGGTTTGTATGCATTTAAAGTAGTAATGTATGAAACCAATAACACCCCGGACGTAATAGATAGAAACCAATTAGTTGGTCAAATATTTTTACAACCAACAAAAACAGCTGAATTTATAATCTTAGACTTTAATGTTCTCCCTACAGGAGCAACATTCCCAGATTAAGAAATTTAGAGTTTAAATATTTATAATAGAATAAATAATATAAAATAAAATGGCAGTATTAGATCCAAACGAAATATTTTTTACAGCATTCGAGCCCAAACAAAAGAATAGGTTTATTCTCTATGTAGATGGAATCCCTTCATACCAAATTAAAGGTATGGGAGCCGTTACATTAAATCAAGGCACCGTTGCTCTAAATCATATAAATGTCCAAAGATTTGTAAAAGGTAAAACAACATGGGCCCCAATATCAATGACCCTATTTGATCCTATTACACCTAGTGGTGCTCAAGCCGTAATGGAATGGGTTAGATTACATCACGAATCAGTAACAGGTAGAGATGGGTATAGTGATTTCTATAAGAAGGATCTTACTTTAGATGTACTTGGTCCTGTAGGTGATATAGTATCAGAATGGATTATTAAAGGAGCTTTAATTACTTCTGCCAATTTTGGTGATTACAGTTGGGATACTGAAAATGCTGCTCAAGAATTAACTTTAGAAGTACAACCTGATTACTGTATATTGAATTTCTAATAATTTTATTTTAAAATACATTACAAATAGCTTGGCTTTGGTCAAGCTTTTTTGTATCTTGATATGTATTAACAAAGATAATGTTATAAATAAATAAAGATTATGGATGAATTTAAATTTCCTACTGAAGAAGTAGAACTACCTTCAAAAGGTATAGTATATCCCAAAGATCACCCCTTATCAAGTGGTAAAATAGAAATAAAATATATGACTGCTAAGGAAGAAGATATTCTTTCTAACCAATCATTTATCCAAAAAGGTACCGTATTAGATAGGTTAATGTCTTCTTTAATTGTAAATAAAGATATTAATATAGATGATTTAATAGTAGGAGATAAAAATGCTGTATTTGTAGCCGCCAGGGTATTAGGGTATGGTAAAAATTATGAAGTCACTATTAAAAATCAATCCCACACAATAGATTTATCAACTCTAGATAGTAAAGAATTTGATACTAAGGATTTAGAACAAGGGAAAAATGAATTTTCCTATACTTTAGAAAATACTGGTACTGTTCTTACTTATAAAATTTTAACCGGAAGAGATGAAAAAGCTATAGAAAGAGAAATAGCAGGTCTTAAAAAAATTAATAAAGAATCTTCCGCTGATCTAACTACACGTTTAAAACACATGATTCTTTCAGTGGATGGTAAGGAAGAGAAAAAAGATATTAGAAATTTTGTAGACAATTATTTATTAGCCCGAGATTCAAGAGCATTTAGAGAGCACATTAGAAAAACACAACCTGATATTAATCTAAATTATATTCTTGAAAACGGAGAGGAGGTGGCCATTCCTATTGGTCTAAACTTTTTTTGGCCTGACCTCTGAAATAGCTCCCCAAATTAGGAAAATTTTATTTCAATCTCTTCATAGTATAGTATTCCATGGAAATGGTGGGTTTGATTACTATACAGTGTATAACATGCCCATATGGTTAAGAAAGTTTACATTTATTGAAATTCAAAATCATTTTAATGAACAAAATAAAGCTTCAGAAGAAAATACAAAAAAGAATTCTTCTACATTAGTAGATAAAGATGGTAAAGTTAATACCCCTTCATTCTTAGAAGCTAGTAAACAATACAAAGGTAAAACAGGTTATAAGTAACAATATTTATAACAAAATACACTTTAGATGGCTACTAAAAAGGAAATTGAATTACAAAAAGAACAAAATCGTCTTTTAAAAGAATCTAACCAACTTTTATCTGAACAGTTAAAACTTAATAAAGAATCTGTTGAAGAAAGTGATGATTTTAGTAATCTCCTTAAAGGCCAGTTAAAACTTGAAAAAGACCAAATTGCTCAAAGGAGCGAAGTATTATCTATAGATAGGCGTATAACAAAACAAGTAAACGATGCTTATGCATCTGAACTATCAGGTTTAGGTACTAAAAAATATGCAAATGATTTAGCTAAAAAACAAGCAGATTTACAGCGAGATATAACAGTATTAAACAATAAGAAAAACATTTTTGCCCAAGGTGATGCTGAACTAAATAGTGACATTAATGAAACTATAAAAGAAAGACTTGCTACTGCTGAAAAATTGCAAGAGATTTATGCAGCTCAAGCAACTGAATCCGAAAAAATTTCTAAAAATTTTGGAGTTAGAGCATTTGCTGGTTTAGAAGGAATAGCTGGAAAATTAGGTTTAAGTGGATTAGCCCCAGAATTAAAAGAGGCAGGAGATGCTGCTCGAAATTCGGTTATAGCTGGTGGAAAAGGTGTTGGTCCACTTATGCAGGGATTAAAATCTTTAGGACCTGCATTAGCTAAAGCATTTGGTCCTTTACAATTCCTTCAAGCTTTAATAGAATCAGATAAGGTTGTAAGCGATATAGCTAAAAACCTTAATAAAAGTTACCAAGAAGCTACCCAGTTA